GGCCCGTGACCTGGTGTTTGCCGGTTTTGAGCCGTCGGAGGCTTTGGGGATGGTGGGACTTCCCCCGGTTGCGCATACGGGGCTTCCGTCTGTGCAGTTGCAGGGTGTGGCACAGGTGGATCCTGATGACCCGGAGAGTGTTTACAAGGATGAGGTGAAATGATGGAGTCGGATGTTTTGATGCCCCCGTCGTGGGTGCGTGCGATTGCTCGGCGTGCTGTCGGTGTTGAGGTTGCTAACGCTGTGGCGCATGGTGGGATGACACCTGGCATGTGGGTGGAGGCGCGTGAGGCTTTGCTTGTGTCTGGCCATACTGTGTGGGGTGTGACTTTGGCTGAGCCTACGGTAAGACGGTTCCTGGATACCGCTGATGAAGTTATTTTGAAAGTTGAGCAAGATAATGAGGGAAGGGCTAAAGGTCAAGCTTTGAGCAAGATGGAAACCCGTGTCAATGCGGCAGATTTTGAGATACGCGAAACCGATGATGGGATGCAGTTCTCTGGTTATGCGGCGGTGTTCAATTCGGATAGTGAGCCGTTACCGTTCACGGAACGTATCGCGCCGGGAGCTTTCCGTGGATCGTTGCGTAACCGTAATGACATTAAGCTTCTCTGGAATCACAGCACCGGCGACGTTCTGGCATCAACAAGGGCTAACACCCTACGGATTAGTGAGGATGCACGCGGCCTGTATGTGGAGGCAGACATAGCTAACACAACGGTGGGGAATGATGCGCGTGAGCTTATCAAACGTGGTGACGTGGATTCTATGAGTTTTGGGTTTACTGTGGCGCGTGGTGGGGATGAGTGGAACAGTGAGGGCACGGTGAGGACTCTAAACAGGGTGTCACTACATGAGGTGTCGATTGTGGCTTTTCCTGCTTATACGGCTACTGCTGGGACTACGATGGTGCGTGGCCTGGATAAGGCGGCTAAGCGTTCTGGTGTGGATGCTGACGCGCTGGCGGATGCCCTGCTTAAGATTGAGAACGGTGAGGACATTAGTGCTGACGATCGGCAACTGCTGACTACGGTGATTGATGAGTTGGCGCCGGAGGTTGTGCCTCCCCCTGTGGAGGACTTCACGGGCGAGCTAGAAAAGCTTGCGTTGAAAAAGAAAAAGCTAGAACTATTGTTAGGAGCATAAGAATGGCTAGTCGTGAGCAAATTGTTGAGGCAATAATGAAAGTTGCTGGGAACCCTTCTGTGGGCGCTATCAAAGTGTTGGCACCCGAGTTTGCGGATGCTATCCTGGAGCTTGATAATGCTTCTGTTCGGAAATCGCCAGTGTTGGCGCAAGTGTCTAAGGGCGCTACCGAGCAGGTAGAAAAAGAGACGAGAGTAGTTGACGTTTCAGAGAAACGTTAGTCGAGTCTAACTTCCTCCCGTGCGCCTACCCCCTTCTGGTGCGCGGGAGGTTTCTCTTGTGCCCGGCTAATCGGTAATAACAAAAAATTGTTAGAACCTATCTCGACCTATCTGAATCTGGCGGCACTCCTGTTTTGTGCTACTATTTATGCGGATACACTTTCTTTGAAGGGAAAGCGGATTACATTGGCCCTCACCGGCTAGTACCTGGTGGGGGCTTTCCCTTTTCGTGCTACTATCTGAGTGTGTGTTAGTTGTTCATGTTTTCCTTTGGGTGGAATGAACCCTCACCGTTTGCTTGGCGGTGAGGGTTTTTCCATGTCCGGGGTGCCGCCGTCCTTGTGGGAGGACAAAACCGCATACTGTCCCTTTCAAAGTACGGCCCAGCAAAGTGCTACACTCGAATTACTAACACCTGCCCCTCTGCCCTTCGGGTACGGGCAGGTTTTCTTTTAGGGTGCTACACTAGATTTATCACGATTGCCCCCCTCGCTTAACGGCTGGGGGCAATTTTCTTTTAGGGAGTGGATGGTTTCGACAGCGAGGAAATGCCGCTTGCGGATCTTTGTTGGACTGGGGTTCGAGTCCCCACACTTCCACTAGGTTTCTGTGCCCGATAACGTTAGTTGTGTACGAAACGTGTCAATACCGTACCAATTTTGGTACGGTATTGACACTTATGACACATCTGTACCTGACTAGGTGCATCAGCTTCCATAAAAACGTGGACACCGGCTTCCATAAAAGTCCGTATACACTCTCGCGGTAAAATTGGGGTACCGGATAAGCGTTACCGCTGTCGGAGTAGTTGAGCGTTACCGCCGCTGCGAAACCTAACTATTACCGATAAAGAAAAGAGTTGCTATGTCTGAGTTCATTAGAACCCAGCAAGAGGCACGCGCTAACCTGACAATGCAGATCCGTGAAGTTTTGGAATCTGCCGAGTCTGAGGGTCGTGGCCTTGATGTTGCTGGTTCAGAAAAGATTGACCGTATTGAGGCTGATATTCGTCGTGCGGATGCTGCTATTGAGGTTGCTACCCGTAACGCACAGCGTGTTACTGAGGCTGAGGAAGCATCACGCGGGTTCGCGCCTGTAAGTGCTGAGTCGCGTTCCTCGGATGACATTCTGCGTTCCATTGGTCGCGGGGAAACTCGTAGCCATGATTTTGAGCGTCGCACTACGTTGGTGCCTTCTGCTAACACTGTCCCTAAGTCATTTTATGATGGCGTGTTTGATGTTGCCCGTTTGACTGGGCCTATGCTATCCGTTGGAGAACGTTTCAACACTACGTCTGGTGAAGATCTGACACTGCCGACACTGACCGCTTACAGCTCTGCGGTGCTTACTGCTGCCGGTGCTGCTATGACCGAATCAGAACCTACTTACTCCAGCATCACGCTAGGAAGCTATCGTTATGGTCTGCTCATCGCCGTGGCGAGCGAACTAGTCACTGATGCGGGCTTCGGTCTGGAGGCGCATTTGGCAAATCAGGCAGGCAATGGGTTGGGTTCGGCTATCAACTCTGCGCTCACTATTGGCGATGGTTCGTCTAAGCCTGAAGGCATTGTTGTGGGTGCTGCTGCTGGTGTTACTGGTGCTGCTGCTGCTGCTGGTGCGTTTACTGCCGATAACCTGATTGATCTCGCTTACACGGGAGCCGATGGGCTTATTCGTACCTTGCCTGGTACTGCTTATATGGCTTCTGGTGCGGCGATTGGTGCCATCAGAAAATTGAAGGACACTGCGGGAAATTACTTGTACACGGTTGGTATCGGACAGCCTGACCAGTTCGCGGGCTTCGATGTTATCGAAAACCCAAACATCGCCGCACCTGCCGCTCTTGCAATCAGTGTGCTGTTCGGTCACATGCCTTCCTACAAGGTGCGTATGGCTGGGGGGCTCGCGGTTGCTTCCTCGTCCGATTACGCGTTCAATAAGGATACGGTTACGTACCGTTTCTCGATGCGTGTTGATGGGAAACTGTCTCACACGTCGCACATTCGTAAGTTCACTGGTGGAGCTGCTTCCTAAGAGTTAGCTTTCACGGGGAGCCCCTGGCCTATACGGTTGGGGGCTTTCCCCTTTAAGTAGTATCCCTAGGAATTTTCATCGAGGTATTCGTTAGACCAGATTAATTTTCCGCTGGTAAACTCGCGGGAAAATGAGGCGGGTGTCCAGCCGGGTTCTTTTGGCGCGAGCAGTGGGAGCAGATAAAACCGGTGCTTAGCCACAATGTATTGCCCGCGTGAAGTTTCGCCTGTTAGTTCCCAGATTTCACCGTCCTCGGCGTAGTACCACGCTGGGAACTCGTCCCTGCGCCCTTTCTTGAGCCCGGCATCGTAGCCACGCCAGTACCCGGCCTCGACACCGCGCAAGTAACCGGGATGATTTTCGTCGGGAATATCAAGCATCAGAAGTCGTCCCTCATAAACCTAGGATTTTTTACTGCGAATATAAACATCGCCACGTTAAAGATAAGGGCCAAAAGAAACCACCCTACCCCTAACCAAAACACAACCGTAACGATTGCTAAAACAGTTTCAAGACTAAACATGAAATCCCCTTTCGATTTCTTCCTACTGTACACACCTACACGGACAACCGCAACACTCTGAACGGATAACGTCTAGCGCGGTAAACTAGAGACTGGAGGCTTCCCCTATGAGTGTTACGAATGGTTACGCATCTTTGGCCGATGTGAAGGC